AAACTATTTACAATAGTATTCCATTTTTTAAACAAAAATTGTTCCATTGTATCTTTAATTGTTTTCATATATTCTTCATCTTCTGACGTAAGTCTTTCTTTCAACATATTACGTGTATCCTCGTCATAATATTCAAAAGAAATTACCATATTTATATATGAAATATCACATTTTATATTTATATTGTTTCATATAAATATAACATTTTTCTAAGCTAAACAAGAAAAACATTTCTTACACGCCTTCTTTACATTTGGCTGTATAAGAACCAATTTCACGCACATATCAAATAAACGTTTGAAATTTTCTTTTTGTTGTTCGTCTTCAGGAAAAAGTTTATAATGAGACATAATGTATTCATACATTTCATTGATCGTTTCACCCATTTGTTCTATCGTCATTTTCCCAGATGCAGGCGTAGTAATTAAATCAGTAATCAACAACACAATCTCCGGAATATCATTGTTGTCAATTTTTCCGTCCTTCATAATATTTTTCACAGATTTATCAACACGTAAATGAAAGGAAGCAATATCACCAGTCAAACTCATTTTATTTTATGTTCTATTTTAATATAATATTATTTATTTTTTAACGTAAACTTATATTTGGTTATTATTTTCGCGTATATCTCTTTTTATGGCTTTTGTTTTTTCTAGTTTTGTTCTTGGTTTTTCGCTTACGACGAGAACCACCTAATGTATAATCTGGAGGAGGATATTCTGGTGGAGGAGTACTTGTAGGAAAACCATATTTACTAGATTTTTCTAATTTATATGAAGGACCTGGGTTTTCATAGGCAGGAGGTGCAGCATGTCCATATGGACCAGATAAATCACTTCCGTATATTATCTCGTTTGAGTTTGAAGCTGGAATTTTTTTTCTAAAAAATTCTAATTGGTTTCTAAATTCTATTGGTTCCATTGACCCCTCAAATTTAGCTAAAGCGTTTTCCATACGTCTTCTACGCTGTTCCAATGGTCTTATCATTAAATATCCTGTTGCAATAATATTCCAGCGTTCCTTTATAGGAATTTTTTTAATTATTCTAAATATATCTCGATTATTTAACCTGATTGTAACTCCGTCCTTTTTAGGTAATGGAAAACCATTTTTATGTTTTTCTAACATATCCAATTTTGCGTTTTCCTTATCATTCATAGCTTTTTCTTTATCTTTTTCATTTGGCTGATTATTTAATATGATATCCGCATCTCTATACATTTTTTGTATACCTTTTAACTCCACTCGTAAATCTTTAATTTCTTCTACATATGCTTTTGCTGCGACTTTATAAGGGTTTGGTGTTCTTGTTCTTCTTCGTCTAGTTTGTCTTCTTGGCGTGGAACCACCTCTATTTTTACGCGTAGGAGGCATTATATATAATAATCTATAATTTATTATATACAATTTATTATATATATTTTATTTTACATTTTACATTTGTTATTTTTAACCTATTCAGTCTTAGCGGGTTCCTTCAATTCTTCAGGCAATTCACGCACTTCGGCAACACGGCTCAAACCATGATCCGTATTCTTATCCGTGATAATATTCTCTCCTTCAAACAATTCCTTACGCAAATCAGAAACCGAAATATCATCATTGCGGTCCTTGACACTCACTAAGTTTCCATCCTCGTCAATCGTCTGTGTCAATACATTTCCACTTTCAAGTGCCTTTTTCTTATTGTCTTCCATCGCCTTTTCTTTCGTCTCGCGAATACGCTTATCAAACTCAACCTTTGCCGAGCTTTCATTCTTCGTCTTTTCTTGCATCAACTGGTTCAATTCATCTTCCAAATATTCTACCCGTCCGGTCTTGTAAGATTCAGGATGAAACGGCATCCACATACCCACCGGACCAACATACACGTCATGGTTAGGGTCAACTTCACGCAACAACTTGCAACGCATTTCGGCCTCTTCTTGGCTGGGATAAGAACCACGCACCTTCAACCCACGAACACTTGTTTGAAAACTATGTTCTTTAATAAAGTCTTCATTCATTCGCTCCTCATTAGTATCAATAAAATTCTTATAATCATCTTCGAGTGTGCTAGCAAACAATTTATCCTTTTCATCCTTACAGAAATCTTGTAAGTCCTTGGAAATATCATCAAAATTCATATTATATTTATAAGCCAAAAAACTCAAAAATTGATTGAACTTTTCAAGTGATTTATTCATATCCCATTGTTTTAGGAAATGTTGAAAGAAAAATAATTCACGATTTTTCAGAACCTTTTCAGGAGACACAAAAGAGACACATGTGAATTTTTGACCAGCAACGGGCTTATCTTCATCTAACATATCAACATATTTAGGATTTTCAGAACCATCAGGATTAACGCGATATGTAATATTTTTATTGTCAGCCATTATATATTTTTAATATATCAAGAATATTTTAAGTTGTTTTTTTTCATATCTATTGTCTTTTTGTATTTGTATTTGTCTTATTAATAAAAAATTTAATAGTTTTTTTCTTTATAATTAATATAATAATGTTAGGACTTGACATGAAAGAATTAATGAAACGCGCTATCAAGTATTTAGTCGAAGGTTTAATGGTTGCCATTGCGGCATTCGCTATCCCTCAACAAAGCTTGAAGTTTGACGAAATTGCTTTGATTGCTTTAACCGCGGCTGCTACCTTTAGTATCCTTGACACTTATGTTCCTAGCATGGGTGTGAGTGCTCGCACTGGTGCCGGCTTCGGTATAGGTGCTAACTTAGTCCACTTCCCCGGTGGATTTTAAGGTGTTCACAACCACACTTGCATAAATTTTTAAAAATATATATATAAAATAATTTAACTTTTATAAATTATTTTATTTCATTTTTTTTATTTCATTTAAGTATTTAAATAAATACATAACCACCAACTCACCTAGATAGTCGGAATATATTCCCATCCTAATTCCTCGCATATATTTTTCCATATTTCATCCTGTTCTATCCGTTTCTCTCTATCTTTCAACATAGGAAAATAAGGCAAAAAATGGTTCTGATTTAATAATTCACATAATTTATAAACAGTATAATAATAATTTAAAAAATTAACTCTATCATCCGGACAAAATTTAGCATAAGGTCCTTGTATATCCATAAATAAATTACATAATGTTGTTTCTAATTCAGAACTCATAATAGGTGGTTTAATACCCAATTTATCTTTAATAAAAGGTATATGTTCATAGTATTTATTATAACCTAATTTCTTCAAAATTTCTTTAGTCCGCTTATTATTCATTTGAGTTAAGTCTATTCTTTCTTTTTTAATTTGTTGTACAATATTATCTATAACTTCATCAGGTATTTGAGTCGTTTCTTTAGCTTGAAATTGTGCCAAAATCTCTCGAAAATGATTGATTCGCTTATATGCATAAAAACATACTTCTTTAGGCGGCTCTTTATAAGAAGGTTTTTCATTTTCTACCAAATACTTGACACTTTTAGAGCAAACATTACATATTACAATACCTTCATAATCAACTGGTATCATTTCCCCCTTATTACAAAATTGACATATATCTGTTGATACCACAAAATTATTTATATCTAAAAAACTATTATCAACATTTCCCATATAAGTTTGAATATTTTTTTTGTCTTGTGATAATTGCTCACCTTTTGTATTGTCTTCGCCATTTATTTTAAAAAAATCATCTAATAATGTAGTTGTTTTATTTGAACTATCCGCAATTTTTTTTTTAGTTTCAAAATAATCAAAAACATAGGATGAATTATTTAGTAAATATTGTTTTTCTTTAATTTTCAGAGAACGAATTTGTTCCCTTATAACAATTAATTTATCATTCAATTCTAATCTCTCATCAAGCGATAAATTAGCATTTTTTATTTTTAAACCAATCTCTTTTTTTTCCCTTTTTAATTCTGGTATTTTTAATTCCTTATCATTCATAAATTCATCAATAATTTCTTTATGTTTACTATCAAGCGTAGTAATATTTTTTTTAGGTATAACAATCTTTTTTATATTTTTTGGTTTGAATAATGGCATATATATTATATTTATATTCATAAAGTCATTTATTTAAGCAACAATTTATTCATTTGGTTTAGAAATAATTAATGTTTTCTATTCTATTGCTAAAATGGAATTAAACGTTAATGTTCAATCTGATTTGAATATCGACTTTATTCAATTACAAAAGATGTCTTTTTTATATAATGCTTTAAACTCTGGGTGGTCTATAAAAAAACAGAAAGATAAATATATTTTTTCAAAAAAACACGAGGGTAAAAAGGAAGTATATTTAGACACATATTTACAAAAATTCATAGAATCTAATTTGAATTTGCCAAAATAACTCCATAATTTAACAATTTATATCATATTTTGTATTATATAAATTTTATAGACTAGTTTAGTAATAATAAACACATATATAGTGTCTAATTTTAAGTATTTTGTATTTTGAGTATTTTTTTGAATATATTTGTGAATATAGTTGTAATAAATTCAATTAAATTTTTTATTGTATATTTTTTTTCTTTAGTAATAATATAACAATGGGAGGAGGTTTAATGCAACTCGTAGCTTACGGCGCACAGGATGTTTACCTTACCGGTAACCCTCAGATTACCTTCTGGAAGGTGACTTACCGTCGCCACACCAACTTTTCGATGGAATCCATTGAACAGACCTTTAACGGACAAGCCGATTTTGGTCGCCGGGTCACTTGCACCATCAGTCGCAATGGTGATTTGGCTTACCGCACCTACCTGCAGGTCACTCTCCCTGAAATCAACCAGGCGATGAAGAACTCTGCCGATGCTGGTGTGTGGGCCCGCTGGCTCGACTTCCCTGGTGAGCAAATGATCTCCCAGGTTGAAGTTGAAATCGGTGGTCAGCGCATTGATCGCCAATATGGTGACTGGATGCACTTGTGGAATCAGCTCACGCTCTCCAAGGAACAAGAGCGCGGTTACTACAAGATGATTGGTAACACTTCCCAGCTTACCTTCATCACTGACCCCTCGTTCTCGGCGGTTGATGGTCCCTGCGCTTCCTCGGCCCCCGTCCAGGTGTGCGAGCCCCGCAATGCTCTCCCCGAAACTACCCTCTATGTTCCCTTCCAATT